TTTTGTTTATAGTGCAAGGAAGAGGCCTTTACCAGAAGGGTCGAACTTGACTAGCCAGGGGTGGTACCCAGGTGCTGTAGTAGAAATACGCAGTATCACATCGCAGTCACTAGCGGGGTTAGGTTGTACGTATTAGAATGGTATTCGGGTACGTGCTTGTAGGTGTAACCAAGTCCTACCTATTTTGCTTATACTTTAAAAAGACTCTTCGGAGTCTTTTTTCTTGACAATTTTTCCTTAATGTGTATAGATGATAAATACTTGTGTCGATAATCGTGCCGTACAAACGGACTTATGCAGAATTGACCCACTGCGTATTACTTAGAACGTAACAAGGAGAAACAAATGGGAAGACCATTAAATAAACGAAATTTTGGAAAAGCAGGCGTAGGTCCTACAGCAAGCGGATCTGAAATCAAAGTAAACTTTCATAACGGAACAGCCGTTAAAGAAGGATATATTGTAAAACAACTAGGTTCAAAAAAATTCCGTTGCGAAGAAATCGGAACAGCAGGTACATTTGATTGTACATTAAAAACTGGTGTATTGCCTGCGGCCTTAGCGGCAGGACAAATGTCAATTTCAGTAGCAGGTGCTGATTCAGAAACATATGGCGTAAGTAAAATTACAGGACGTAAAGTTACTGTTGCTTCACCAAGTGCAACTGGCTCAAATGCATTAGCAGGAACATCACTTAAATTCCAAATGGGATCAGCGGCAAGTGCCGGTGTTGTACGTATGGAAGAAGCAGGTGATGACAACACATTATCTGGTACAGATGATGATGATTTCACTGAAGACGCATAAGGACTAACATGGGTAGACCAGTTAATAAAAAGAACTTTGGAGCAACTGGCGTTGATGCGGCACCAACAATACCGATTCGATTTCATGATGGATCAAGTCTAATTGAAGGTAAAGTAGTAAGTCAACGTGGTAACGGTAAGTTCCTATGTTCTAATGATGCTGGAAATATTACAAGAATTTGTCGCTTGGTGAATAAAATTTCGCCGAGCGCCGAGTTCGAAGCATCATTAATTGGCATAGCCCCTGGAAGTAGTCCAAAAATTATTAAGAAAGTACATAATAGAACAGCAGTTGATTTCGATGGAAATAGATACACATGGGAATGTCAAGATGATTCTACAGAGTCGTTAATGATATTAACTGCGATATAGGTGAAGTAAATGAGTGCAAGTGTAGTAAGCATACCAAGTAATGATTATATTGTAAAAGTAACTCCTGGCGGAACAATTACTTTAGACACAGGTCCAGTTGCAGGCAATGTTGTATTCACAGGCAATATCACTGTTGCTGGCACACAAACTGTTGTTAATAGTACAGACTTAGATGTTGCAGATAATATTATAAAAGTCAATCATGGAGAAACTGGTGCAGGTGTTACTTTAAATCAATCAGGATTACAAGTTGATAGAGGTTCACTTACTGATGCACAAATAGTTTTTGATGAAACTTTTACATGGACTGATCCAGTTACTGATACTAGTGTTACTGGAGGTTTTGTATTTAAAAATCTTGCAAACACACTTTTAGGTATTAGAACTGTTTCAATTGATAGTAATGGCGGAGACTTATATCTAATTAATAGTGGTACGGGTGTTATAAGCGTAACAGGTACTAATAATTATGAAGGCAGTGTTACAGATGACGATCATATACCTAACAAAAAATATGTAGATGATGAAATTGTAAATGCTTTAACAAGTACATTCCAAAGAAGAATTGAAGAAGGTAGTACAACAAAATCATTTGTTGAAGTACGAGATCGAGAAGTATCAGGAGTACAGAGTGTTATCAACTTTGACTTAGATTCACAAAACGCAGGTCAAGTATTTGCAGATAGATTCGAAATTCAAGATATTAAAATCTCAGATAATATGATTGAAACTACAACATCAGATCAAGATTTAATTTTGTCAGCACCAGGTACCGGAGGTATAAAGGTACTTGATAATATGACACTAACATCAACGCCTGCGATTGATGATGCGTTAGCAGATCCAGCAGGTCCAGCAGACGGGTTGAAACTTTATGTTAAAACTCCTGAAACAGGTGGTACAGGTTTGTTTTTCAAACATGCTAATACTACTGCTGGAGAAATAATAAGTAGAAAGAATGCTCTATTATTGAGCATGTTATTTTAAGGAAAGAAAATATGGCCATAGCATCCACAGCAATAGCGAGTACAGATACAAACTTACTACTTGTCCCAGGCGGCAAATCTTATGCTGTTTTGACAATTATGGTTTGTAACATTGATACACCAAATCCAGTTCATCAAGAACATGGATTAACAAATTTTGATTTACACTTTGTAAAAAGCGGAGACGCAAAGAGTAATACAAATAAAGTAATTAATAATTTAGTATTACCTGCAGGAGAAACATTTACTTTTGATAGTGAAAAAATTGTTTTAGAAGCAGGAGACAAAATTGTAGCATTAGGTGAATCACCAACAAATTTAGTAGCGACTGTTAGTTTCTTAGAGGTATAATATGAGATTAATAAAAGCACAAAGTACTAATATAAGAAATATTAAAGGTACCGGCATTAAGTTTGATATACAGGGAATCAACCGAATGGGCGGAGAAACTGGTATGATTGTGCCAATTGGTAGTACATCAGAAAGATCAGTGTTTCCAGAAAATGGAACATTAAGATATAACACAGACGTTGAGGCTTTTGAAATATACGCAGACGGAGCATGGGGCGAAGTACGTAAAAAAGAACCAACAGAAATTGTACAGCAAAATTTAGGAAACGGAGATTCAACTGAAACAGTATTTGGCCCATTAGTTAATGGAGATACTAACTTTCCAGCACCGAGTGCGGCTAGAAATATACTGGTATTTGTTGAAAACGTGTTCCAAATTGCAACAACAAACTATACACTAATACAAAATCCAGTAGGTAAAGTGCCTGGATTTTATCTATCATTTAGTTCTGCTCCTGATACAGGTAAGCCTATCACGGTATTGCATAATTTTGATAAATAATTGTAGGAGACATAAACATGGCATCGTTAAAATCATTACTAGGTAGTAGAAACTTTACACAAACAGAAATTAATCTTGAAGAGGGTAGAGTCTACTCATACATGAATGGAACTATGTACAGTAAGATGTGCAACGGGTTTTGTTTTAGAGCACCAGGAAATGGTACTGCACAAATTGACTCATGGGGAGCAGGTGGATCAGGTGCAAGAATGTGTTGTTGTGGATTTGGTTTACCAGGTAACGCATCAGCATACACAAGAAAAACTATTACTATGTCCAGTGATCAAAGAGTATGTGGATGTTTAGGTAAGTCATGCGGTAACGCAAGTTCTTTATGTTTTAGAGGTTGTTCTGAGCCAACTATGTATTGTTGGTTCTCATCAGGTAGCAATGGTTGTGTATGTACACAAGGTGGTAGAGGCGGAATTAGTTTTTGCTCAACTACACCTTCTGCTTATTGCTGTTATAGAGCAAACGGCTTTTGTACAACAAACAGAGGTCCAAACTGTGGACTAGTATGTAACCAGTGTTCAGGTGCATTTATTCCAAATAGTTATGGTGGAGATCTAAACTGTTGCGGAATGAAATCATGTGCAAGTTTCTTAGGATGTTATCCAGCATGTACATGTATGAGATACTATCACGTTGCAACACCATCAGGTATGTTTGGTAAAGACGGGGCTATGATCACATACAATACTGAAGATGATAATCCATATTCACGTTGGTCAGGAATGGGAATCCACCAATTTAGTTTAGCATTGAATGCGGCAAGTAGAAATCCATCAAGAGGTGTTTATCACGGTAGTTGTTGGATGGGTAACAGAGCATGTCAGTGTTATGAACAAATTGGTTGCGGACACTTTGTACCATACGGAACAGGTGGACCAGCGGCTAATCCATGTCCAGGTGTTAGAGATCACGGATGGCGCGGTGGTGACGGTGCTGTGCGTATCAAGTTCAAAGAAGGTTAATCCAAAAATTCAAATAAATACTGTGTCAGGAGAATATAAGTGGCACAAGTAGGTAGAATATCCGGTCCGTTATTAACGGCTAATCTCGAACGTCAAGGCAAAGATATTGATTTCCGTAATCAACAAGCCAATACGCCTTTATTAAAATTAAAAGTTGGCACTAATAGAATTGGTGTTAATACTACTTCCCCTGCCTTTGAATTAGATGTAGTTGATACACTCAAAGGTAACTTTCTCAGTACAAGTTCATTAAGTCCAGGTAATTTTACATTATCTAACAATGATATAAATGTTCTAACAGGTAATATTAATTTTAAAAGTGATGTGCGTTCTAGTGGTATTGCTACTCAGCAATTATTGTTTAGAGATAATACTATTAGTTCTTATGTAACTAATTCTGATATAAATTTTTTACCAAACGGCACAGGAACTATTGAACTACAAGCCAACACAAATGTTACAGGTAATTTAAATGCTTCAGGTAATATTACTTTTGATGGTAATTTAGTTTTTGGTGATACTGGCGATGATAGCACACGTTTAGCAGACACAGTAACACTAAATGCTGATATACATAGTAACATTGTTCCTGATGCAAACAGTTCATCTAATCTTGGAGCAAATTATTCTAAATGGAATCAATTAAACTTTAATACAATAGAAGCAACTAATATACTCGGAAACAGTATTAATTTAGAAAACGGATTAATTGAAATTACAACTAGACAAGGTAACATTTTTTATGTTGATAAAAATGGTAATGACAGCAACGTTGGTGATCATCCTAATGGTGCGTTTCTTACGCTTAAACATGCATTGTCATTTGTAGATTCTAGTGTTCAAGGTCCTGTAGCAATACATATTGGTGCAGGAGAGTATGAAGAAGTCTTTCCGTTAAATGTTCCAGCAAATGTTACAATTATTGGCGAAGATATGCGTAATGTTATAATTAAACCAACAGTAGCAACGAACACAAACAATGCTTTCTTATTAGATGGCGAAACAACAATAGAAAATATTACTATACAAGACTACTTTAGCCCAGGATATGCATTTTCATTTAAGAGTAATGCAACAGTAACAAGCAGAAGTCCATACATTAGAAACATTACAGTAATTACAAAAGGTAGTGTAACAAGTGTAAGCGATCCGAGAGGTTATGATCAAGGAGATGCTGGTAAAGGTGTATTAGTAGACGGAGCAAGTGTAACTAGTTCAAGCCAAGAAGCAAGTATGCTATTCCATAGCGTAACATTTATTACTCCGGGAGTAGAAAGTGTTAAGTTAACAAACGGTGTAAGAGTAGAATGGTTAAACAGTTTTATATACTTTGCTCAACAGGGTATACTGCTTGAAAGAGGCTCAACAGGACATTTAAGCACTGATGGTTCAACTATTCAATATGGTGCAGAAATGCGTTTGATTGGTAGTGCAAATGTTTACGGCGAATTTGGAATTAAAGCAGACGGTGCAGGAACAAATGCATACTTAATTAATCATAATTTTACTTACATAGGCACAGGTAAAAGCACAGCAAATGACGATACTTTATCAATACATGAAAATGAAGTTGTAGAAATAAACTCAGGTAGAGTAAACTTTACAACTGTAGATGAACAAGGTAATTACAGAGTTGGTAGTGCATTATTTGTAAATCAAGATACAGGCAAAACTGAAATACAATCTGCAAGTATTGATTTTAGCAACACAGACTCATTAACAATAGTTACAGGCGGTTCAACAGTAACAATAGACGATAGCAGAGTAAGAACAGATTTTATAAGATTAAGAGATAATAAATTAGAAAGCCTTGTAGGAAATTTAAAAGTAGATTCAGCATTAAACACAGTTAATATTAATGCAAATACAAATATAACAGGAAACTTAGATACAGCAGGAAATGCAACTATTTCAGGATCATTAGTTAGTTTAGGTGATGCTGATACAGATAATATTAGTTTTAATAGCGATGTAACATCGGGTATGACTCCAAACGTAAATTCGCTTTTTAACTTAGGATCAACAACAAAAAGTTGGAGAACTGCATATGCTGAAAAATTAACAACAGATATATTTGATATAGAAGGTAATAGACTTACAACAAAAGATTCTAATGAAGATTTAGAATTAGTAGCAAGCGGAACAGGTAACGTTAAGTTTAGTAGTTTAACAACAGGACAAGCATTTACTCAAACAGATGTCAGTACACTAGACAGTGGTGATGCAACCTCCGATATAAACGTCACAGATAATATCACTATAAGTAAAGATTCGTTTTTTAATAATCTTGTTACTCCTTTTTTACAAGTAGATGGGTTTGCTAATCTAGGAACAACAAGTTTTGTAGGAAATAGAATTACAACAAACGAAAGTGATGCAAATTTAGTAATGGCCCCTGCAGGCACAGGTAAAGTAAAAATATTAAGTGATGTTTTAGTAGAAAATACAATTATAGCACCAGGTGCAAACTACAGTTTTGCAAGTGCAACAATGGAAAAAACAAGTGGTGATAGATTAATAACAAATAACATTTCTTTAGAACAAATGATTGCCGGCGATATAGTAATTGAAGGGAACGTAATTACAACTAATGTATCAAATTCAGATTTAGATTTTAGAGCAAGTGGTGCAGGAAAAGTTATATTAGACGAAAACGTTGAAGTAGAAAAAAGTATTTCGGTTAATACTATCGGTGGAGTAGCACCTAACATTAATGCAACAGATATTACAGCAGATTTTGCAACAATCAATACATTTTTCTCAGCACCATCTGCAATAGTTGGGTCAATAAGTTTAGCAGGTAATAGGATACAAACAATTGATAGTAATGCAGATTTAGAATTTAATGCCAACGGAACAGGCAATGTTATTTTAGATGAACTTGTTACAATACCAAATCTTACTATAGAAGGAAATACAAACTTAGGTATTTCTACAGCACCTTCTGCTACATTTGATAATGCAACAGTTACAAACAACATTATTGCACCTAGTAGAATTACTATGGAAGGCATACAAATTTTTGGAAACAAAATACAAACAAAATCTTCAGATAGTAATTTAGAATTTAGAGCAAACGGAACTGGTGTTGTTCGTTTTATGCAAAACACAAACTTATCTCAAAATTTAACAGTAAATGGTACACTTACTGCACACAATATAGGTATTGCAGGAGATGTTGATCTTAATGAATTAGAAACTGACGGTAATATAGAATTTAACGACAACTATGTAACAACTACTGTTTCTAATAGTAATTTAGAACTTAGAACATCTGGTGGTGCATTTATTGATTTACAAGGATTAAAAGTTAGAGATGATGTTGTGCAGTCTAGTTCATCTGCAGATATAATCTTAGACCCTGTTACCAATTTAAAAATAGATAGTACAGATAGTATTGTATTACCAAAGACTTTAACTGATAGCACAAACACATTTAGTAACAATATTGGTGCTATACAATATAATGCAGATGTAAATGAAATAGTAGGTCGTACAAACACATTTAAAAAAGTGTTAGGTGCAGGACTATACAGTGATGATTTACAAACATCTGTAACTCCTAGACCAGGAAACAAAATAGAATTTACTGCACAAAGCATTAATAGTATGACAACATCATACGGTGCTACAACAATGAATCGACTAGAATTAACATCTGGTATGGATATTGACGGAAACACTATACAACCTACAGATACAAATAGCGATTTAATACTTGCTCCAGAAGCAGGACAAGGTAAAGTTCAACTTGAAAATTTACATGTACTTGATAACACTTTTACTGCTCACACTGACAATGCTTATAGTATTAGTGCTTCAGGAGATGGATATATTAAATTTAATCAAACAAGTGCGTGGGTTATTCCTACAGGTACAAGTGCAAATAGACCAACTACTCCAGAAATTGGTACATCACGTTGGAATGCCGCATTAGGATATTTAGAAGTATATTCAGTTGGTGGTTGGACAGATGCTTCGGGATCTGGTGCTACAGTAAGTGCCGCTGAAATGGACGAGATAATGAATGAATTTATTCTTATCTTTGGCTAACTAAGTCATTATATTATCCACATTCATATAAATACAGTATAACAAAAGAATCAGACCTAAAATTCTTTGGTTATTAATACTGTGGTCAACCCGCAATGTAAGGTGGTTGGAGGGACAGGATCCCCGTGTTAAGGAGTAGAGATGGCAATAGGTCGCATATCCGGTCCGCTCTTAAAGTCAAATCTCATTAGAAATGGGATAGACCTGGCTTTTGAGACAGACCTTTTATACTTAGATGTAACTAACAATCGCATCGGTATCAATACAGCAACTCCAGAACACGATCTAGACGTTAACGGTACTATTAGAACTACAAACTTGGTGTTAGATAAACTAACAGCAGGCAATATTACTATTGAAAATAATGATATTACAAGTAGCACAGGAACTATTGATTTAGGTACCGCTGATCAAGTCGTATACCAAAATAAACTTATAGTTGATAGTTTTGAAATAAACGATAATACAATAAGAACAACAGATTCAAACGCAAACGTAGAAATTGCAACAAATGGCACAGGCAGTATAGAATTACTTGCAAATACAAATGTAACTGGAAATTTACATGCTACAGGAAATATTAGTGCTGACGGTAATATAATATTAGGTGACGCAGATACAGATAGTATTGATTTTAATGCAGAAATAGCAAGTGATATTATACCAAATGCAAGCGGTACATACAATTTAGGTACAAGTACAAAAGCATGGAATTCAGTACACGCTGACACAGTTAATGGTCAAACAATCAATACAACTAATGCAAATATATCTGGTATAAGTTTAAATACTAGACATGCTAATACGTTGTATGTAAGCGAAAACGGCAGTAATAATAATGCAGGAAACCATCCACAATCACCTTATCTCACTGTTGAAAAGGCATTGCAAAATGCAACAGCAGGAGATACAATTCATGTATATCCAGGAGTATACCAAGAAAGACTTCCATTAGTTATTCCAGCAGGAGTAACAGTAAAAGGTCATAGCATGAGAAGTGTAACTATCAAACCTGATAGTGTAGACTCAGAAGATGTATTCCATTTAAATGGAGAGACAACTGTAGAAGATTTAACAATCCAAGATTTTTATTATAATAGCGGTACTGATGTAGGTTATGCATTTAAATTTGCACCAAACTTTAAAGTAACTTCTCGTAGTCCGTATGTAAGAAACGTAACAGTTATAACAAAAGGCTCAGTTACAAATGCAAGTGATCCAAGAGGATTCAATCAAGGAGATGCTGGTAAAGGTGCGTTCTTAGACGGAAGTGTTGCACATGCAGATTCAAAAGAAGCAAGTTTGTTATTTCACGCCGCAACATTTATTACTCCAGGAGTTGATGCACTAACTGTTAAGAATGGTGTTAGAGTAGAATGGTTAAACAGTTTTACATATTTTGCTAACAGAGGATTTTATGCTACAAACGGATCAACAGGATTAAAAGGATCAGGCGAAACAGAATTTAGAGTAAGTGATGTTACAGGATCATTTAGTGCAGGAGAAACTTTTGCAGTAAACAGTATTGACGGAAGTACTGTAATTGCTAGTGGAGTTATTGATAGAAAAGACGCCGACGATAAGTTTTACATTGCAGGTAATGTACAGGGCATCACAGAAGCAACAACAAGAACATCAAAAGCAATAGCATTTAAAGGCAGTGCAAAATTAAATACTGCAATAAAGAAATTTGGTACATCAAGTTTAAACTTAGACGGTGTTAACAGTTATCTAAGTATTGGCGCACACGATAATTTTGGATTTGGTACAGACGATTTTACATTAGAAGCATGGATATATGCAAGTTCAACTACTGGTGAACAACCAATTTTTGATATGAGAGCAGGAATTGCAACAGATACTGCTCCTTACTTTTATTTAGACGGCACAACATTAAAATACAAATACGGAAATACACAAGTTATAAATGGCGGAACAATAAGTGCAAATACTTGGCACCATGTTGCAGTTAGCAGATTTGCTAACGGTACAAGAATGTATTTTGACGGCAATCAAATTGGTAGCACATACGTAGACAATAATAATTACGGAACAACTAAGCCATTATTTATAGGGGCCAATTTTAACTTAGCAAACTTTTTTACAGGTCATATAGATGATATAAGAATTAGTAATAGTGCAAGATATCTTGATACAACATATACAGTTCCTACATCACAAATTGTAGGTGATAATAATTGTGTGTTCCTTACACATTTAGACGGTGCTTTAAATGATACATCTATAAATGAAGATATTAAAGTAAAACAAAATTTAACATTTAGTGGTGGTGCAACTGCTAACTTTATAGACTTATACAATACAACTGATTTTGGTGCTGAAATTAGATCAATAGGATCAGCAAACGTATATGGTAACAAAGGTGCAGTAGGAGACGGCACTGGTGTTATTATGTATTTGATTGGACATAACTTTGCATACATAGGTAACGGTAAAGAAGTAACAAACGACGAAACAACAGTAGTACAAGCAAACGAAGTTGAAGAACTTAATAACGCTAAAGTAAGATTTACAAGTGTTGACCATAAAGGTGATTTTAGAGTTGGTGATAATTTTTATGTAAATCAAGAAACAGGCGAAGTTGTTTTTGATGCTGTTAACTTAAACATTACTACACCAGACGGTATTACTTTTGGTACAGGTGGCAATGTAACATTTATCGACGGAACAAAAATTGAAACAGGCGATTTTAGATTAAGTGGAAACACTATTGAAACACTTACACAAAACTTTGTTATTGATAGTGCAACAAATACTGTTGATATTGAAGCAGATACAAATATCACAGGTAACTTAGCAGTCACAGGTAACTTTACACTTGGCGGTAATATTACAATAGGTGATGCAGATACTGATAGTGTTGAATTTGCTTCAGATGTAAACAGTGATATTTTACCAAACACAGACAATACTTTTGATTTAGGTACAACTACAAAACGTTGGAAAAATATTTACGCAAACAATTTTGATAACGGTAATCTTAAAATTGAAGGTAACACTATATCAGCACAAGATAGCAATAGTGATTTAGAACTTGTTGCATCGGGCACAGGATCAGTAGTTGTTCCTAATAATAATGTTGAGATAACAGGAACATTAACTACTAATGACACTGCAACATTTAACAATACTGTTACAGTAAACAATAATTTAAATGTTTTAGGCGCAATAAACCAAACTGGTGCATCTACAACAATTAACGCAAATCTTACAGTGCGTGATGGACTAATTGTAGACAATAGTGTGCAATTTGAAAATATTTTTATATCAGGAAACAAAATACAAACAACTGATTCAGACAGTGACTTAGAACTTACTGCGGCTGGCACAGGAAGAGTAGTATTTCCTGATGCAGATTTAGAAGTTGGTGGAAACATTGTTGTGGCAGGTACTGCTCAATTTGCAAACTTAGCCGCAAGCGGTACAATCACTGCTGATACTATAACTGTTAACACAGCAACATTTAATGGGCAACTTAATTTAGAAGATATTGAAATTAATGACAACTATATTACAACAACAGAATCTGATAGTAATTTAGAATTAAGAGCCGCAGGAACAGGTAAAATTGTTTTTCCTGATAACGATGTAGACATCACAGGCGATTTGAATGTAACAGGTACTGTACAATTTAATAGTTTATCTGGTAATGTTTACACAACTAATAGTTTAACAGTAAATAGAGAACTTAATATCAATGGCCAAGTACAATTTGAAGATATTGAAATTAATGACAACTATATTACAACAACATTATCAGATAGTGATTTAGAATTACGTGCAAATGGCACAGGAAGTATTGTATTCTTAAATGATACTGTTGCAAAAACTAATTTAACAGTTGACGGTACTACTACTTTTGTAGGTAACGTAACTGGTACGACAGCAACATTTGATGATGTAACTATCAATAATAATATGACTGTGCAAGGTCAAATTAATTTTGACAATATACAAATAAACGACAATACAATTACTACAACAGAATCTAACAGTGACTTAGAACTAGAAGCAAGCGGAACTGGTACAGTGATTGTACCAAGTAATAATGTTGTAGTTGAAAAAGATTTAACTGTACAAGGTGTATTGAATGCAGATAACTTAGATGCTTTGGGCAGAGTAACAGCAAATAGTTTTAGCACTGGCGATATTTTAATTGATGATAATTTTATTACAACAACACAATCTAACAGTGATTTAGAATTAAGAGCAAACGGTACTGGTAAAGTAACACTAGATGATATTAAATTTAATAATAATATCATAAGCAGTACAGCAGACATGGTGTTGAATCCAGGCAGTGGTGTATTAAAAATTGACAGTATTGATAGTGTACTTTTACCAAAAGGCGCATCAGCAGACCGTAACAGTACACCTGTAACTGGTATGTTACGTTATAACACTGACACTAATAGTTTTGAAGGATATAACGGACAATGGGTATCATTGCATGATGGATTACAAGATGGGGACGGTGATACAAAAATTACTGTAGAATTAACACCTGGAGCAAACGATAATGTAATTAGATTCTACAATGCAGGTGCTTTAACAGCAGATTTGACTAGCCAACGCTTTAGTACAAACAAGTTAATTGTTGATGATATAGAAATCGACAGCAATGAGATTAAAACGATAACTACTAATGCAGACTTAGTATTATCCGGAAATGGAACAGGCGGAGTTATACTGGACCAAATGAAATTTGATACTGATTCTGTTACAAATACAGTATCAGATAGCATTACAACTTTCAATGTAACTGGAACTGGATACTATAAGTTTGCTGGAACTGGTGGTGTTGTAATACCGACTGGTAACAACATTCAAAGACCTGCACCGATCAATGCTGAAGAAGGCATGATGAGGTACAACAATGAAGACGATCGTGTTGAAATCTTTGACGGAACAAACTGGGTTAGTGTTGCAGGTTCAAGCGGTGGAATAAGTAGAAATGATGCGGAAGGTATCGCACTAGAATTTGTATTAGTATTAGGATAAAGATATGGCAACGTTTTTTAGAACAAAAGTAATTAAAGATATAGGAACACAAAAAATTGTAGTTTTTGAAGTACCAGCGGCAACTAATGCCACAGTAATTGGTCTTAACTTAGCAAATACTACAGACTTTGCAGTGCAAGGAAGTGTGTTAATAAAAGATGATGGAAGTGTAGAAGGATTTTATGTCAAAGATGTAATGATACCTCCACAGACAGCATTCAAAGCAATGATTGGTGGTGAAAAGATTGTTTTACCAACAGCACATCAATTAATAGTACAATCAAGTGCAACTAACAGCATAGATGCTGTTGTAAGTTATGTGGATATACAGTAAGGAGCAATAAATGAGTCAGTATGCAGGAAATGATGTAACAAACGTAACTGGAAACATTGACGGTAGATTTTTGTATGCACTACGCAGAACCGACCAAGGCGAATTATTTTTTACAAAAGTAGATCAAATGGATAATAATGCAAGTATACAAATTAATAAACCAGGTGATCCAGATCAAAATTATAATGACTTCGAACAAGGTGTAGACTTTTACGAAGGTAGAGATCAAAATCACGAAATTGTTTATCCAAATTTAAACTACGAACAATTACGTTGGGACAATAGACATATTAATTATTACATAAATGACGATGGAGAGTTTGTACTTAAATTTAACGAGCCACATACATATTCAACAGACGTAAGTAGTGATGGACTTACAGAATACAACAAAAACTTTTACGAAGTGACAGTTGCAAGTGCTACTAATAAGTATGGTGCTGGAAACAAATATCATTTTAACGGTATTACTAGTCCTACACTTAACTTATATGAAGGACAAACGTATACATTTGGACAAAGTTCAACAACAAATAACACACATCCATTGAGGTTATCAATTACTCCAAATGGCATACATGCAGGCGGAGTAGAATATACAACCGGAGTTACAATATTGGGTGAAGCAGGAGTTAAAGGTAGTTATGTAAAATTTAAGGTGCCAGTAAATGCACCAACATTATATTACTATTGTGTTAATCATCCAGGCATGGGCGGACAAATAAATACACTTACATAATAGGTGAACAGGAAAGAAAATGGCAGAATTTAGAATTGATAGAATTAGATTTAACTGGAAAGGTCCTTGGGTAACAGGGACAGCATACAGAAAAGATGATGTTATAAGTTATGGTGGTAAAGTATTTGTTGCTTTGTCAGGGCATACTGCAAGTGCAGATTTTAACACAGATTTAGACTTTCTTGTAGCAGGAGAATCTACTCCTAAGTGGGAGCAAATGGGCGACGGACGCCAGTGGAAGGGCGAATGGCAACCAGAAGCATTCTACAAAGTAAATGATGTTGTAAAATATAGAGGTATACTTTATAATTGTATTGATAGCCATACTAGTGCATCATCACTTAGTTTAGGACTAGAAACAGACGGAGAAAAATGGTCACCGTTTGCTAAAGGTGTTAATTATCTTGCATTATGGACTGCAAGTACAGTTTACAAGAAAGCCGATTTAGTAAAATATTGCGGAATATTATATATTTGTGTTACTGACCATACAAGTAATACAACACAGCAAGGATTAGAAGCAGACCAATCTAAATGGGCAGTGTATAATAGAAGTGATAATTGGATGGGTGCATGGTTAGAAAATACTAGATACAAAGTTGATGATATTGTAAGATATGGTGGAAACGTATATCGTTGTATTGTTGGCCATACAAGTAACAGTGATATTAGAGAAGGTATTGGAACAGATTTAGGTCTAGATTCAACTGCGGCTAAGTGGGAACTTGTAGTAGAAGGAATTGAATTTAAAGGCGACTGGTCAGGATCTCAATGGTATAAAACAAATGATATTGTGAGATTTGGACCAAACTTGTACAAAGCAAAACGAGGTATGAGTGGTACAGACACATTTAATGATACTGCTGATTGGGACATATGGTTACCAGGTTTAGGATTTGAAGAAATATGGGATCCTAACGAAGCCTATCAACCAGGAGATATAGTACAGTACGGAGGATATACCTATACTGCGTTAACTATTAACATTGGTTCAAATCCAAGTGCATTTGGCTTAGAACAAGATGGCGTAGGTGCTGACTGGGAAGTATTAGTACAAGGATACTCAATGAAGGGCGAATGGTCAATACTCAATAGTTATGCTCCAGGTAGTGTTGTACGCAAGGGCGGATACTTATACGAAGCATTAGTTAATGTTTTAGCAAATGAACTTATTGAACCAGGTGATCCTGATACTGACACTTCAGCGCAATGGAAATTACTTGTAACAGGTTTTGCTTGGAAGGGCGAATGGAAAGAATCAGCAACAATTGAAGGCGACAGTAGTTTCTTTCAATACTATCCAGGCGAAGTTGTTATGGACGAAAGTGAAACTTATATTTGTAAAAAACAACATTATAGTAATATATTTGAATCAAGACCAAGAATTGATACAGATACATTAACTGGTAACGACTACTATTGGACAAAATACGCTGGTAATAATGAAACTAGTGCGACAAATAATGTATTACGTTATAGAGGTGATATTAGAACATATGCAACTAAAGATGATGGAAGTACATTAGGCACAGCAAGACTTGCTATCGGTGGTGCAGGAGCACTTCTTAAGGTTGACGAAGATACAACTTTAAAATATGAAAATTTATTTGAAATTAACAAAGTTTGGTATGTGAGTCCTTTTGGTGAAGATATTCAAACAGCAGGTAGAAATCCAGCAACTCCATTTAAAACAGTAAAATATGCTTGTCAATATTTACAAGGAAATTTAGCAGAAAGAACACCAGCAACAATTTTTGTTGCAACAGGTGCATACAAAGAATTGCTTCCAATAGTTATTCCAAAAGATGTTGCTGTTGTTGGCGACGAATTACGTTCAACAGTTATTATGCCAGCAGATGGATATGAATTAGACAATATGTTTTACATGCACAACGGTTCAGGATTACGTAATATGACATTACAAGGTCTATCAGGAACACTAGGACAACCAAATGATAATTTAACTAGACGCCCAACAGCAGGAGCATATGTTTCATTAGATCCAGCAACAGGAGTTGCAGATACTTATGCACATATTACAACTAAATCCCCATATGTACAAAACGTAACAACATTTGGAACAGGGTGCATAGGAATGAAAGTTGACGGTGACTTACATAATTCAGGAAACAAATCAATTGTTGCAAACGATTTTACACAAATATTAAGTGATGGTATTGGTTACTGGGCAAACGGTGATGGTAAATCAGAACTTGTGTCTGTGTTTACTTACTATTGCCATATTGGATATCTTGCAACAGCAGGAGGTAAAGTTCGTGCATTGAATGGTAACAACTCATACGGAACATACGGAACTGTTGCAGAAGGTTTTGATATTGATGAAGTTCCGATTACAGGAACAGTAAACAACAGAAGTAAAGAAGCACAGGTTTATCAAACTTACACTGACAACAATCAAGTTCATGGCGTAGCATGGACACATGCAGGAGAAGGTTACACAAATGCAAATATGACAATAACAGGTAATGGTCAAAATGCAGTAGCCACATTTAATGAATTTAGACAAGGTGGTGTGCGCCAAGTATTTGTTACTGAAGAAGATTCAAACTTTATTGGCGGTAGTAATTATACGTTCAAAGCCAACAAAGCACAGATTGGTACATCAACATCACTTTCATTAAGTAATGCAGATGATACTACAGATCCTGCAGATTATATTGGACAAAGATTGTTTATATATGCAGGTAAAGGTGCTGGACAATATGGAAGAATTAGCGGATTTAATACAATAAGTAAAGTTGCTACTGTAGAAAAAGAAGTAAACGGAGAACCAGGTTGGGAACATGTAACAGGACAACCAATACATGGTACATTAAATGATACTTCACGTTACTATATTGAACCAAGATCGGAAGTTGCAGAACCAAATTATCAACTTCAATCAACAAATTTAGGGACTACTGCTCCGTGGCAAGATATTAAACGCGGAACATATAATTCACAAGATATTTGGGTAGCAAGTCATGCAGACGGAGTATCTGTTAGTACAGACGGTAACGGCTGGACACACACTGACCGAACAGGAAAAGGTGGATTGGTTGCTATAGGAAATACAAAAATTGCACTTGTTAATACAGCAGGTGCTACTAGTGCAGGATCTTTTAGTAGCGATGGTGGTGCAGTTTGGAATGACACAACTTTAGGATTAGCGGCAACTGATACTGTAACTGATATTGATGGTCAACCATTAGGTGACATAATGATAGGAACAGTACAATCAAGTTCAGGAGCGAGTACTACAGCAATTAGATCAACAGATGCAGGAAATAGTTGGGGTACAACTACACTTCCAACAGCAGACGAATGGTCTTGTATTGCATATGGTGGTAGTATAAGTGGAGTTTGGGTTGCACTTGCTGGTACAGTAGCGGCACCGAGTAACGTAGGAGCATACTCAACAGACAATGGGTCGAGTTGGACTGCATTTACACTTCCAGCAACAAGTGCTTGGGAGAAAGTTATTTGGGGAAGAGATAGATTCGTAGCAACCACAGCAAAAACTGATAGTAGTACAGCAGAAACAGCAGTTAGTTTTGATGGTATAACTTGGTATGCTGGTAGTATGGAACCAGGTGAATGGACAGGGATAGGTTATTCACAAGGAACATTCTGTGCAGTAAAAAGCGATACAGGAGCACAATCAGATGTAGTTGCATTTAGTAGAGATGGATTCCATTGGCTTGCTAAATTATTACCTGCAGGTTTTGAAATTAGAGCAGGAGTTGCAGGATCAAGCACTACAAGTGATTGGTATGTTGTTACAAGTGGACAACAAAACGTAGACAAAATTACTTACGGTACAAGAGCATTGTGTAGACCAATTGTAGCAAGTGGTAGAATTGGAACATTTATTTTGCATGATCCGGGTGCAGGTTATTCAAGTAATCCTATTGTAACTGTAAATGATAATAAAAATACATTAGACGTAACAACTGTAGCAGAAGTTGCTAACGGTGTGTTACCTCAACCTACAATGAGTAATTTTGGTACAGGTTACTTTAGATCACAAGCAGAAGTTACATCAGGTGATGGCTATGCAGAAATTGTACAAATTGCAGATGAATTAATTTTAGAAAATGTAAGTAAACTTCCAGGACCAGGAGACAATATTAGTATTACTGGTATTGACGGAGTTACATATTTTGTTGTTAAAATAAAAGAAACAACAGGTATATTAGGTGGATACAACTTAAAATTACAAATAAGTCCAAATCTAGGACGTCAAGAAGCACCAGTACATGGCGAAAGTATTATAATTAGACAACAGTATAGTCAAGTTAGATTAACAGGACATGATTTCTTAGATATTGGTACAGGTAACTTTGCAAGTACAGCATATCCGGGTTTGTATGTATTTGGTTATAATCCAGATGAAGATGCAGAACCAAAACAATTTAACGAAGTTTTACAATACAACGGCGGTCGTGTTTTCTACACAAGTACTGACCAAGATGGTAACTTTAGAGTTGGTGAACTATTCGAAGTTGAACAGTCAACTGGTACAATTAGTATTAATGCTAGTTTCTTTGAATTAGATGGATTAGAAGAACTTAGATTAGGTGGAGTTGTACTTGGCGGAACAGGGGCTGTTATTAGAGAATTCAGTACAGATCCAACATTTGCGGCTAACTCAAATAACATTGTACCAACACAGCGAGCAATCGGCAAATATGTACAAGCAAGAGTATCATCAGGTGGTTCAGATCTTAAAGTTAACAGGTTAAATGCTGGCGATATAAGTTTTGAAGGTAATAAAATATTCAAACCTTTGGGTGGCACTATAGTATTCAACGCACCAGTAAGTATTCAAGGTGGAGCAGGTACAGTCGGCGGCGATATGGCGGCACAAGCATACTTTGTAGCAGGTGGTGCTGAAGCAACAGGAGGCTTTCCAGGAATAGGCGATGATGAGTGATAATGATAAATATAACGTATACGGTGGAGTAACCAATGGCAGAATTTAAATTAGGTAGAATTAGATTTATTTGGAAAGACGAATGGTCTGAAGCAACCACTTACTATAAAGATGATGTAGTAAGATATGGTGGTAAAACTTTTATGTGTGTAGTAGGACACATATCACAGACTGACTTTATGTTAGATCTAAATAATTCAACAGCCAAGTGGCAGGTGTTTGCAGACGGTCAAACTTGGAAAGGCGACTGGGCAACTGGTGCCGTTTATAAAATTAATGATATTGTAAAATACGGCGGACAACTCTATATTTGTAACACAGGACACATTTCAGACTCAAGTGCCATTGGTGGTTTGGAAAGTAATCTTGGTGATGATAGTACTGCCGCTTTTTGGGATTTGTATGGCGAAGGCTTTGATTATAAAGCAGATTGGTCAATTAATACACGTTACAAAGTTAATGACATTGTCAAGTACGGTTCGCGTGTTTATATTTGTACAGGATATCATGTTAGTTCGCCAAATACTACATCAGGATTAGAATTAAATCAATCAAAGTGGGACATTATTAGTGATGGCTTTGATTGGAAAACAGATTGGGCTGTTGGCATACGTTATAGAGTTGGTGACTTAGTTAAGTACGGTGGACAAGTTTATTCTTGTAACACAGGTCATACTTCAGCGGCAACAGCAATAATAGGATTAGAAGCAGATCAAGCAAAATGGGATTACTTCCATAAAGGTATTGAATACCTAGGTGAATGGGCAAGTGGATATAGATATAAAATTAACGATGTTGTAAAAGACTCAGGCGGACTTTGGATTTGTACAACATATCATACATCAAGTGTTGCACTTGATCTAAAAACAGATGAAGCAAACTGGGCACAGTTTATTCCAGGATTAGAATTTGAAGATAGTTGGGGACCATATTCACCATACCAACCAGGTGACATTGTTACTTACGGTGGTTACACTTATGTTTCAAAAACAAATAACTCAGAAAAGCCTCCAACAGATAATCCAAATGACTGGGACGTATTTGCAACAGGATTTAATTTAAGAGGCGACTACGGAGATGACTCAGCAAACCAAGATTATCTAACAGGTGATGTTGTAAGAGTAGGAGGATATACTTATCTTGCTATTGCAAATTCAAACGGTGTACGCCCACCAAATTTAACATATTGGGAAAAATTAAACGAAGGCGCACAATGGAAAAATACTTGGACTACAGCAACATATTACGATTTAGGTGATACTGTTCAACAAGGTGTTAACAGTTACATTGCAGTACAATCGCATACTTCAAATAATGGAGTGAACGATCCTGCTAGTGATACAGGCGGAAATTTTTGGAACTTCTTTAGTGGTGGTGCTGAAGCAGGAAACTTAACAACTATTGGTGATATTGTTTACTACGGTGGATCAGGTCCAGCACGTTTACCAGTTGGAAAACCTGGACAGGTGTTAAAAGTTAATGACGCACAAACTGCTCCAGAGTGGACATACTTTGGTCAAGTTAATCATGTTTACTATGTAGATACACAAAGTGGTGTAGACGGTAAAACTCCAGATAGAGGTATTACGTTAGACAGACCATTCAAAACAGTACGTTTTGCAACAGAACAAATTAGAGATGGATCAGTAAACCAAAACGATAGATTATTAATTGAAGCAAATAGATCTTTCTTACAACAACAAACAGTAGAATGGGTAGACTATCAAATTGCCAATGCTATTAGTCCATTTACAGGATCTTTTACATACGACAAAGCAAAATGTACAAGAGACACAGGACAAATTATTGATGCTGTTGCATGGGATTTATCACATGGTGGTAATGTTAGATCACGCTTAGTAGCATTATCTTATTTCCAACCAGGTGGCGCAAGTTATATTGCAGGACAAACAGGTGAAACTGTTGCGGCAATTAATTACCTTAAAAGTATTATGCCAAACATTCTTGCAAAAACAGATCCAACAGCAAACTATGCATCACTAAACAGTGTAGCATCTCCAATTACACAACAAAAATTAACAGCGTATGATGCAACACCAGGATCAACTACAACTATTGATAACTTAATTAAAATTACAACTGATGCAATTACAGCAGGTGTAACAACTAATATTCCAACAGAATTACATGCACAAAAAACAATATTTGTAAAAACTGGAGAATACGAAGAAGTACTTCCAATTATTATTCCAGAAGATGTTGCTATTGTTGGTGACGAATTACGTTCAACAAGAATTAAACCAGCACCAAGTCAAACAAGTGCGGCAGACGTTCCAAAAAGTATTGCGGCTCTTACTAGAATTTCAGCAGTTATTAGCAATATTGTACAAAACGTTGCTATTACAAAATCAACAGGAAACAGTGCAACTCAAGTTACAACAAGACCAGCAGGTAATGCAAGTGCAGGTACTGCGGCAGAAAACTTATTTAGAGAAATTTATGATTACATTGATTGGGGTGTAAACGGTGCATCAGGCGATAGTACAATGCCAACTATGCGCGGTTCAAATACTCCAGAAACATCAACAGGATATACATATGCTGTTGAAGTAATAGAAGCAAATAGAGACTTTATTATTGCAGAAGTACATGCTTATATTGCGGCAACTTATCCAAGTTATACTTACACACTAGCGGCTTGTGCAAGAGATATGAACGCATATATTGATGGTGTAAAACATGACTTAATTTACTCAGGTAACTATAGATCACTATTAAATGCAAAATATTATGTACACTCAGTAGAAGGTAACTTGTTAAAAGATATGTTCTTTGCACGTAACGGAACAGGTATACGTAACTGTACACTTACAGGATTGACTGGATCACTAAGTGGAGCAAACGGTTACGGAACTAAACGTCCAACAGCAGGAGCGTATGTTTCATTAGATCCAGGTTGGGGTCCAGCACATACTGAAGCATGGATTACAAATAAATCACCTTACGTACAAAACGTAACTACATTTGGTACAGCATGTATTGGATTAAAAGTAGATGGAGATTTACATGACGGCGGTAACGATTCAATTGTTGCTAACGACTTTACACAGATCTTAAGTGATGGTATTGGTTATTGGGTTACAAACTTAGGTAGATCAGAACTTGTTTCTGTGTTTACATATTACAACCATATTGGATACCTAGCAGAAAACGGTGGTAAAATACGTGCTACTAACGGAAACAACTCATACGGAGACTTTGGTTCAGTTGCAGAAGGTATTGATGTTACAGAAACACCAGTGTTAGGTAAAGTTGATAACCAGCAATTAGAAGCACAAATTTCAAATGTTCTAACTGATGGAGCAAATGAAATTTTACAATTAGAATATTCAAATGCAGGACAAGGTTACACAACTGAAGCCACAACAGCAATTCTAACACTTGACAATATAGCAAATAACGATCCAGCAAGAGTAGCAGGTACGTACAAAGGTATTACAGGTTCAAGTTCAGGAAGTGGTACAGGACAAGAATTTGATCTTGAAATTACATCAGTAGGTGGAATTGTACCTACAGTTATAAAAGGTGGTACAGGACATGCTATCGCAGATACAATTACAATTAATGATTCATTAGTTGGCGGCGGTGGAGCGGCAAATGTAACATTTAAAGTTGCAACAATTGGTGCGGCAACAAGATATTCATTACAAGGTGAAGGTTTTGGAGCGGCAGTAAGTGCAGTAACAGTAAGAAGCGGTGGAGTATTTGAAGTACAACTTGAGTCAGACTCATCAGTATACGGTGGCGAAGGATTTGTTACTATTGCTTCAAATGCACAGGCTGGAAATACTACGCAAATTACACTTGCGGCAACTGATATTAATCCAACAGGCACATACAACGGTATGATGATTTATCTTGTAAGTGGACTTGGAGCAGGCCAGTACGGTGTTATTAGTTCATTTAATGCGGCAACAAAAGTTGCAACTATTACAAAAGAATCAGACGGTTCATCAGGATGGGAACATGTTAAGGGCTCTGCAATAGCGGCAACATTAGATGCTACTTCAGCGTATGACATTACTCCAAGAGTAATATTCAGTGCACCAACAAGTGGTACACGAGCAAGAGGTAGAGCAAGAGTAGCAGACGAAAAAGTTGTTGAAGTTAAAATTATTGAACCAGGTAGCGGATATAGTAATCCTCCATCAATGACATTAATTGATCCGAGTCATACAGTTGAAGTTCCACATACAGTAAGAATTGGTAATGGTGTGCTTGCACAACCTACTTACTCAAACAGAGGTACAGGATTTATTACAGCGAGTGCAGAAGTAGTAGGTGACGGTTTTGCAGATATTAGACAAAGCGGTACAAAACTTAGATTTGATAATTTAGATGCTATTCCACAAAAAGGTTCTAATGTTGAATTTGCTAGTTTACCTAACAGATGGTTTAAACTTGTAAGTATTACAAACTTGCTAGGTAACAGTCCATATAGTGCATTATTGCAAGTTAGTCCAGCAATTCTAGAGTCAGAAAGACCTCCACACAATGACCCGATTACTATTAGAAGACGTTATTCACAAGTGCGTTTAACAGGACACGATTTCCTAGATATTGGTACAGGTAACTTTAGTAATACAAACTATCCTGGAGCACCTTTAACTGATCCAGATCCACAATATGAAACAAACGATTTTGGTGGAGGAAGAGTGTTCTACACAAGTACTGACCAAGATGGTAACTTTAGAGTTGGTGGATTGTTTAACGTTGAACAGGCAACAGGTATTGCTACACTAAACGTTGAAGCATTTAATATTTCAGGACTAAACGAACTACAATTAGGTAGTGTTGCACTTGGTGGTGCAGGAGCAGTAATTACAGAATTTAGCACAGATGGTACATTTAGTGCTGATAGTGATAGTGTTGTTCCAACACAAAAAGCAATCAAAACGTACATCACATCACAAATTGGTGGTGGTGTTGCTACATTGAACGTTAACAGTGTTACAGCAGGTGTGATTGAGGTTACTCAGAACCAAATATCAACTACAGACGGCGGTAGGATAAATATACTTAACGCAGTAAACTTTAAAGGCGGAATAGACGGTGCTCCAGTAGCATTAAGTATGTTCCTAAATAATTAACGGAGAAACAAAATGGCAACAGGAAGAATAGGCGCATCAGATTTAACAGGAGGGGCAAATACTACAGTATATGAATGTCCTACTGATAACTATGCGGTTGCAAGTATAAACATTTGCAACAGAGGAAACCAGGCAACGTCAGTTAGAATTGCTGTTGCTGATTTGGCTACACCAACAAACGGAGAGTATATTGAATATGATACAGAGATATTATCCAAAGGTGTGCTAGAAAGAACTGGAATAGTTTTAGCCGCAGGGCAAAAAATTGTTTGTTACGCTTCAGGCGCTAACATTTCAGCAGTCGCTATGGGCATTGAAACGTCTACAGCATAAATACAATAGGAGAAGGATAAAACCATGGGAAGATATATAACAACTACAGGTACTGCTGGTGTAACTACTCGAGAAGTAAGTACAACTTTTAGTGCCACGGTAAATGACAGAATTTTAGCAAATACTGCCAGTAGTGGATACACTATAACTTTACCAGCGAATGCTTCATTGTTAGTAAATGATACAATACAAATTATTGACATTTCAAACAATGCGGCAAGTAATAACATAACTGTTGGTAGAAACAGTAGTGTAATTAATGGATCAGCAGAAAACTTAGTCATTGACGTAAGTGGTGCGATTGTTACATTAATTTATACAGGTTCTACATACGGTTGGGTTGTTGGCTCGGTATAATAGGAGAGAATTAAATGGCATCATTAGAAGCACTAATCAAGGCAAAACAGCCAGCCAGTGGAGAAGATAACCTAGAGACAGGTAGAATCTATAGTTTCTCCGAAGGCAATACTTACGCAAAGTTTTGTAAGTGTTCATGCTGGTGTCCATGTTCAAACGGTACTGCAATAATTGAAGTTTGGGGCGCAGGCGGCTCAGGCGCAAAGATGTGTTGCTGTGGTAATGGATTACCAGGTAACTCAGGATCATATTCAAAAACAACAAAAGTAATGACAACATCAGATTACATGTACGGTTGTACAGGATTTGCATGTGGTAACTCCGACTCATTATGTTTTAGAGGCTGTTCAGAACCAACAATGGTTTGTATGGTAGCGGCATCAGGAAACAGTTGTATGTGTGCTAGAGGTGGTAAAGGTGGAGTAAGTATTTGCTCAACATCACCAAGCATGTACTGTTGCTTTAGAGCAAACGGATTTTGTTACACAAATACAGGACCAAACTGTGGTACAATTTGTAACCAGTGTTCGGGTCAATGGGACGCTATTGCATATGGCGGAGATGTAAACAGATGCGGAAATATTTCATGTATGGGATTCCATGGTTGCTATCCTTCATGTGTATGTTTGTTTAGAGGCATGGTTGCGTTTCCTCCAGGAATGATTTCAGAATGTGGCGGAGTTGTTCAGTACGGTATGTCAGATGACTCATCACACTCACGTTGGTCAGGTATGGGACAAAGTGAAGCACTAGCGGCAATTAACGGAACAGGCAGATCACCAGGTCAAGGATTAACATGGAAAGCATGTTACCAAAATGATACTATGTGTGGTTGTTATAATACAAACGGTTGTCAAAGTACATTACCATATGGAGTTGGCGGTCCAGGACCACAACCTTGTCCAGGTGTGCGTGATCACGCAACACGTGGTGGTATGGGTGCAATTAGAATTAAGTTTATAGAAAGTTAAGAACAGGAGCAATTATGGCAGGATTAAGAGCATTATTAGCAAGTAGAGCGTCCCCGTTCACAGAGGACAATATAGAAAAAGGCAAAATTTGGTCTTATTCTAACATTGCTACATATTCAACATATCCAGGTTGTTTCTGTTGGATTTCTCCAGGAACAGGCGCAGTTGAATTAGAAGTTTGGGGAGCAGGCGGTAGTGGCTCAAGAATGTGTTGTTGTTCAGCAACAATTTCAGGAAACTCAGGAGCATACGCAAAGAAAACTATTTCAGTAGCAAGCGGTTGTTACATATGTGGACACGCAGGTAAAAGTTGTAGAGGCAGTGGACTCTGTCATAGAGGTTGTTCAGAACCAGGACACGCATGTTGGACTGGTAACAGCGGTCAAAGTGGGTGCATGTGTGCTCAAGGTGGTTGGAGTGGTGCTAGTTGGTGTACAACTGGTACAGCACGTTGGTGTTGTTTTGCGGCTAATAGTTGGTGTAAAACGCAATATTCAGGATACTGTGGTATTATTTGTAATGCTTGTAACAACAGTTGGAAAAACCAAGCATACGGCGGTGATACTAACTGTCCAGGTGTAAACAGTTGTGTTACATTCTGGCATTGTTATCCAAACTGTAACTGTTCAACTATTCACCATACTGCACTTCCAGCAGGAATGTTTAGTACATGTGGCGGTGTAGCATCTTACGCATTAGATGATGATAACGGTCACGCTAGATGGTCCGGAGCAACACTAAATGGTTACCAAAATGCACTAAACGGATTATCAAGAATGCCAGGAGGCGGTACATATTGGTCAAACTGTTGGAACGGAGTTCGAGCATGTGGTTGTTATGATACGCAGGGTTGTTCAATGTTTGTACCACATGGTTCTGGTGGTCCAGCGGCGACTCCATGTCCGGGTGTTAGAGATAACGGTTGGGCAGGCGGTGATGCCTTAATTAGAATCAAATACATAGAGAGTTAATAAATATATTAACTAAATATAGAAAAAGTTAACGGAGATATAGAAATGAACAAAACTTTTACAGTAACTTACGCAGATGAGCCGTACAAAACGACCACTGCGAAAGGAAATACGTTTGAATGTACGTATACAGGTCCAAGATGGATCTTAGCACAGGTTGACAGAGATGACGACCAAGTTAGAGAAGCAGGACGTAGTGATAGTTCTGCGGCTGACCCAGCAATTGACCCAAAAGGTTATGAACCAGATGAATACGATTATATCGTAATGGATGCGGCGGAAAGCGATGCAATGGCGGCTCGTTGTGCATTTATTACAGATGATTATACACACCCAGATGTAGCAGATTATTCAGAAGAAATTACTGATGCAGATGGCGACAAATACACATGGGAACATGTATATGAAGGTTCAACTGGTATGTTAGCACACATTTATATTGGTGACAGTTTGTTATACAATCATGAAACATCAACATGGACAGAACCACAGTTGCGTACACATAACAACTCTAGAGATGATACACTGGCTACATGGGCCGCAATGGCCGCAGGTATTAGACGTGCTATTTCATCAGACGGTGACGCACACAATAATTTAACTGATGCTGAAAAGAAAACACTAGGCGATCATGCTACATGGTTAGAGTCTATTCCAACAAAATATGCAGATATTAATCATTGGAAAATTCCATACCCTGATACAGTGATGCCAAATTTTGTAGATCCAGCAGATCAATAAAAACTAAAAAATTCTATATCCAATCTTAATCGGATTCAACAGTATTTTTAATAACTATTGTTGAGTCCGATTTTTTTTATGGAGTAACAATAGATGACTAGAAGTAAAGCATTTTTTTTAAACGGTGGCGCAGGGCGTATGCTATGTTCAATTCCTGCACTTGAATTATATGAACAAGAATCAGGTGACAAAGAATTTGTAATAGTATGTGAAGGCGGTACTGACATGTTTAAAGGTCATCCAACATTACATAAACGTGCTTATGATCCTTGGCACAAAAATTTATTTGAAGATATTATAAAACATAGGCAAGTAGTAAATCCAGAGCCGTACCAAGTATGGGAATACTACAATCAGAAATGTAGTTTATCACAAGCATTTGATATTATTTTTAATAACAAAGGTGTAAGAAAATTAAATAAACCTTACATTAATTTAAGCAAAGATGAAATGCTTGTAGGACGCAAATTAGTTAACGAAGTAAAAGAAAAAATTAAAAAAGAAAAAGTTATTTGCATTCAACCATTTGGTAGAGGTATTGAAATATTAGATGATACTCCAATCGATACTACTGCACGTAGTTTGGAATTTAAAGACCTAAAAGATTTAATAAAAAAATTAGAAAAAGATTACGCTATTGTAATGATGAGTGAAATGAAAATGGAATTCAAAGGAGAAGGCATTAAACAAGAAGTAGCAATGCCAGAAGGATTAAGTTTACGCCAGTGGGCTGGAATGATTAAATTTTGCGATCACTTTTTAGGTTGCGATAGTGTAGGACAACACTTAGCATATGCTGTAGGCACTCCTACAACAGCCGTGATTGGTGCAACATTTCCAATAAATGTAAGTTACCCAAATTCAGAAGGTATTAAAGTAATTGATTTAGGAATGACTGATAGATTATATGATCCTATTAGAATTACTCAAGACGAAACTGTTAATAGACACAATGAAAAACTTATGCAGTTAGATGACGCACTACAAAATTATGTTGTTGGTGTTGTAAAAGGTGAAATTGATCCAGATGCAGAAGAAGAGACAGTTGTGAAAGAGAAAGTTGTTAAAGAGAAAAAATGAGTCGACTATATGTTTTAGGATGCTCATTTACTAATTACGCTTGGCCTACTTGGGCAGACATGCTAGGCTTAGAATTTAATGAATGGGAAAATTGGGCATTTCCAGGACTAGGCAATAGAGCATTAGCAGAACGTGTTGCTGAAATTCATGCAAGAAATAAATTAACAAAAGACGATACAGTTATAGTACAATGGACTAGTCATTTAAGACACGACTGGCATGCAACTGATACTAGACATCAAGATAATGCAGGATGGAAAACATCTGGTAGTTTATTTAATTACATTAATCAAAGTATATTTGATGAACAATGGATTAAAACATTTTGGTCTGAAACAAGTTATATGATGCATACCTTTAACAACATACTACTAACACAAGAATTTTTAAACGGTATAGGATGTAATTGGCGTATGACTAGTATGGGATATATTAGTAAAATGAATAGTGACTATCCTAGCAATGATCACGGAGAACAAATGCCTGAAATTGATATATGGGAAAGTTCGCCTGCATTAAAAGTATATAAAAGAATATTTGAAGATAAGAGCAAATGGATTAAACCAGTAGGAACATTTGCTTGGAATCATGAAACTAAACCATATAAATTTACATCTGTACAAGACAAGTCAGTATTTACAGTTGATAGACATCCTACTATTATACAGCATAAAGATTATTATGATAAACATATTTTGCCTAGTTTAGGTATAAGCCAAAAACAAACCAAAAAAATAGATTATTGGATAGATACTGTTAACAATGCATATGAAACTAGTCACAGAGAATTTAATAAATTTTGCGAAACACTTGATAACAAGATTACTGATCGTGAAAACTATTACAGGGGATTTTAAATTATGAGCAAACCAGTATGGATAGCAGGAATTGCAAGAGGACATAACGCAGGTGTTTGTCTTTTAAAAGACGGCGAAGTAATATTTGCTGTAGAAGAAGAACGTTTAAGTAGACAAAAATACGACGGCGGACCATTTGCGAGTATGGTTAAAATTCTTGAATACACAGATAGATTAGATTATCTTGTAGTTGCACATACACAAAAATTAGAAGAGTCAGCAGGTAGAGTTGATTATAGCGGCGACGATGTTTATACAGGACTAGCACGTAAACTTGGATTAATTGATAAAAAATCAAATGCAACAACATATGAGCATCCACAAGTAATTGACCTTGCATTTATGCATCACAAACTTCATAGTGCTTGTGCATTTTATCGTTCAGGATTTGATAGTGCAGTAAGTGTTATTGTAGACGGAGCAGGAACTTTTGTTCCTATTGGCGTTAATAATGAACAAGTAATGAGTTGGGAAGTAGAAAGTATTATTGATTGTGATTACCCGGCTACATTTAATACTATGCATAAAGTTTACGGAACAAGAGATCCTATCCAAGGAGGCATTGTAGAAATGGATAGCACACAGTTTGGTGAAAACGGACGTAAGCACTCAGCAATAGTAAGTGATAGAGCAGGTATTGTTAAAGCATATGAAGCGGCAACTATGTACTGCGGATGGCAAAGTATTGAAGCAGGAAAAACTATGGGGTTATTTCCATACGGAAAACCTAATGATAAGTTTCCAAAACTTTTTGATGACACAACAGATTATCCATTAACAAATAGAAATATTGTTGTTCCTAATTATCCTAACGGTGCATTAATTAATTCAGGATTATATGGAGAACTTGCAGTTTCAGGAAAGTCACCAGAAGACGATTTAACTCTATTACAAAATAGAAGAGATATAGCATATGCTGTACAAACTGAAACACAAGATCAAGTTACAACTCTTATTAGAAATGCTGTTGAATTATCAGGCAAAAAGAATGTAGTAATTAGTGGCGGATACGGATTAAACTGTGTTGCTAATTATCATTACCTTGAAGCACTAAAAGACGAAGGTATTAAAATTTATGTTGAACCTGTAAGTAATGATGCTGGTACTGCAATGGGTGCCGCAATGATGTTTTGGTATGGGTTAGAAGATGAAACAGAAAAACGTCAAACACAAACATTATACTTAGGTCCGCATAATAATTATACTCCTGAAGATATTGTATCTAAAGCAAAAGAAGCAGGCGTAGAATTATCAGATGCTACACACGAAGATGTTGTTGAATTAATTACAAACAAAAATATTGTAACTATATTCCAAGGACAAAGTGAAAATGGCCCAAGAGCATTAGGCAATAGAAGTGTGCTTTACGATCCAACAGATCCAAATGGTAAAGATCATGTTAATTCAGTAAAACATAGAGAATATTTTAGACCTTTTGCTGGTACTATTTTACAAGACGATGTGCATGAATGGTTTGATTTACGTGGCATGGAAGACAGTCCTAGTATGATGTATGCTGTAAATTGTAAGCCAGGAGTTGAAGAAAAAATTCCTGCAATTATTCATGTTGACGGTACATGTAGAATACAAACTGTTACACAAGAACAGAATAAACATTACTATGATTTAATTAAAGCATTTAAAAATAAGACAGGATGCCCAATTATTTTCAATACTAGTTTTAACTTAGGCGGAGAGCCACTTGTTGAAACACTTGAAGATGCTATCTGGACTTTGCAAAATAGCGAAATTGAATACTTATACCTACCTGAGTTTGGCAAGTTAATTACAGTTAAAAACACTTAGTCGCCTTTTATCAAACTCCGATAAATACTATAAAGCGAGTTTGAATTATGATGGATATATTAAAGTACTTTAAAAAAGGGTTACGAGGAACTATTCTTGTGAACGATAGCCATTTCTCATATGGTAGTCAGTGGCAAGCAGTAGAAACTAATTTAGCATTAGATAGATGGTTTTCAGGTGATTTTGCAAGTGCTGAATACACTATTAGTATTGAACTTGGCGTAGATAAAAAAGAAATTATTAAATGTTTATTGACGGCTTCACCAAATGAAGCAAGCGTAGTAGTGTACGGCAGAGCAAGCACAACTACTGATTTAGTGAATGTAACTGCACAGGTTACTAATTCTTATGTTGAACTAATTTTAAGTCCAAAAACAGATGCACAAAAGGGCTGTAAAGCGTCCTTTAGTGCTACATATTTTAAGAGTCACACCTAAATCATTGTTAGATAAATATATAAAACTGGAGTGTTAAGTGGCCATAGAAGAACGTCAATTTGAATCAGAATTTGGATTTAAAAGTCCAGGCTTCACTGTAGACAAATTAGGTAATATTACTGCAACATCAATCAATGCGGCAGGTGCTGGCGGTGGTGGTGGATCAGCCGCAGGCGATTATACAGTAACAGAAGTAAATGGTCAATTTAGACTTACTAGTGATAGTGTAATTGTTGGTAGTGGAGACAATCCAACTATTTCTGTACAGCGTGGACAAGAATATACATTTACATTAAATTTATCTGGTGCACCAATTACATTTAACATATTAGATGCAACCGGATTAGTAAGATATAATACTGGAATACAACACCAAGCAGATAACGGTACTATTTCAGATGGAGCCGCGGCTCAAGGATACACTACAGGAAAATTAGTATTTACTATTCCTTCAGATGCACCCGATACATTATATTATGGTAATTCAACAGGTAGTGTAAAAGGAACAATAACTGTAAATAATGCAGTAGCAGTTGATGCTACTTTTGCAAATTTAACAGCAACAGGTACAACTTCTTTACAGACAACTACAGCAACAGAATTAACAATAAACGGCAACGGCACAGTTACTGGAGATTTAGCAGTACAAGGAAAACTTACAGGTGATTCATTAAGTGTTAACGGCTTAGGTGTTGCAGAATTCAATGCAGGAACAAATATTGTTTTACGAGCAGGAAATAAAATAGATTTTATTATTAATGATGTTATTTTAGGAACACTTGATTCCGCTGGCTCAAATGTAGCAGTAGTTAACACAACACTAGATAATACAACAATTGGTGCAACAACAGCATCAACTGGAGCGTTTACTTCAGGAACCGTTGCTAGTCAACCAACCACTGCAAATGGCATAAGTAATAAGAAGTACGTAGACAACACATCAACAGCATTAGCGATTGCACTTGGGGTATAATTAATGGCAAAGAAGAAAATTAATAATTATAAGTTTAAACCAGGAATAGGTTACACAGAAAATTTATTTCCAAACGCTTATGCACTATTAAATGCAAACAAGGCATTTTTACAAGCAGAAACTGGAGAGTTTATTACTCAAAGAGTAAGTGATGCTACAGCATTTCAAGCAGACATAATTTCTTTAATCGATGACTTAGAACAAGAAATGGTTTTAGGAACAACTGCTACTCAAAGACTTTGGGGGCAAATTGAATATAATAAAACTATTAATCAAAAATTAACACGTAAAAGAACATTAGCAAGATTAAAAACTGCACTTGCGGCATTAAGTAATGTAACAAGCACATATCAAACAGCAATGGAAAATGCTATTGATGAAATCATAGACATTGCTGATAATGGATTTTCTTCAGCAACGGCTTTAGTAACTTCAGAACGTACAGGCGAAACAGAAATTAATATTGGATATGCAGTTTCAAGAATAAAAAATAATAAAGCATTTATGATTGCAGAAGTAAAAGCATTTATGGATGCTGATACTCCAGGTAATACAATTACAACTGCGGCAGACTTTGAAACTAATTTAGGTTTATTATTAGATTGTATTACACAAGACGTATCAACAACAGCAAATAATTTAACTAAAACAATTAATGAAGAAATTTATGTACTAACAGCACCAGCAAATAGATCATTGTTAGGTGACGGCATGACTAGACTAGCAACAGTTATGAAACAAATTGTTGAAGGTAGTTCTGTTGCACGTACTACAGGAAATACATTAACACAAGACACTTCAGGTACATCAGCAAGTACAGTTTTAGGTGATAGAACTAGACAACATGTTTTAGATACACAAACTGTTATTGCTAACGGTACTGTAGGAAGTTTACCTACCCCAGTATATCCTAATTATAGTGATGAACCTGCGGCAGGACAAGCGGCGGCAACTGATTTAGAAAATAATAAAAGTACTGTTGCAACTAGTGTAAACGGATTTTACAATTACACATTTAACCAAGCAAAATGTGAAAGAGATACAGGATTAATTTTAAACGCTTACTTGTTTGATTTACGCTACGGCGGCAACATGAAAACATATGACTATGCAAGTAAATATTGGGAAGGTGATGTTGCTCAAGTTGACGGATCTCGCTATCCAGAAACAGATACGCATAGTTGGCTAACAGCATTAATCAAAGATTTTGTTTTAAACAAAACTACATATCCAAACGAACAATCAGTAACAACACAAACAATTACAGGAACCGATGCAGAAGCAGGTGCTGATACTCCGATTACTGATTTAGGATCATTAGTAGTAACAACTATTGAAGGCGGCCTTAGTGCAAGACCTGCATTTGTTGATACCGGAGCAGGATATATTAAGTTTCCAGGAAATTATGATTCTAGTGATATATTATTAATAACAAATACTACAAATAACGAAGTTATATATTCATTCAATGATGTAAACGCTGGCGGTGTTACAGAATTAGCAACAGCATTTGTTTCAACTAATGACGTTGCTTATAAAGATGATGAGGACTTTCCAAAGTACTTACAAACAACTGATGCAATTACAAAAATTTACTTAAACAAAAATACATCAACACAATTAAATGTAGACAAACTACAAATATATGTAGATACAGATGAATTAATTATTAGACCATTTGAGTTTGGTACAGATGCTATTGAAAGAAATAGAACTGCTGAACCGATGTCAATGCTTGATGCTGACTTTGAATATGGACTTCAGCCTACTAAATGGAGTGCTATTGCAACAATGCGTGGCTATCCATCAGTATATGAAGTACCAGGAACAGAAACAAGTGTGATTAGTGTTGTATCAGACAGTAGTGCAGGTACAGCAGGAGTTGGTAGTTCATTAATTACAGTTAATACAGCAGGTGCTCACGGATTTGAACTTGGTGATGCTGTTACTATTAAAGGTTTAAAGCAAGACGTACAAGGTTATAGTAGAGCAGAAGGTGCATTTATTATTATTGCAGTTCCTAACGCAATTAGTTTTCAATTTTATGCAAAAGCAAAAGTTGGTACAAGTGGCGATGTAAACATTGAAGCAGAAGCAACACAACTAAGACAAGCAGGATTTTATACAGGAGCAAGTATTGGTGTTCCATCATTTACTGTTGAAAGTAATGGTAGTTCAGGTGTTATAAGACCAGCATTGACTGTTGGATCAGGCGAAGATGTAATTCCATTTACAGTGCAATCAGGAGGTGCACCTGAAATTGGTGCTCCGATGACAGCATCTTCAGGTATTGCTTTAGGTACACAGGTAACTGGTAAAGTTGGTACAGGAGGAGTTGCAGTAACTCCAGTAGTTACAGCAGACTATGGTCCAGGCACAACACAGATTGATGTACAAAATGCTACAGGTATTCAACAAAATATGGCGGCAAATAAAGGCGACGGTAGTGCTACACTTGTAAACACTGTTGTAGGAAATACAATTACTTTTAGTGATGCAACAACAGGCGATGTCAAAGGTAACTTAGTACAATATACAGGAGTAACAGGACAAAATGTTGTAAGTTTAGGCTATGGTGCCGCTTTAAGTATTAGTAGAGCAAGCGGAACTTATAGTCTTGTTGAAATTGTAAACTCAGGACAAGATTATGAAGTTGGTGATGTTTTAGAAATTCAAGGTGAATTTTTAGGAGGTGTAACTCCTACAAACGATTTAACAATCACAGTTGATACAGTAGATACTGGCGGAGAAATTTTAACAGTAACATTAACAGGTACTGCATTTAACGGTACAGGAACATTTGGTAATGTAACTGGAACATATCAAAACGGAAATGGTACAGGCGGTCTTTGGAATGTAGGATATACAGGCGGAGTATTTAATAGTGTAACATTAAGCAATCCAAGTTTTCCTTCACAAAACGGACAAGTAAGTGGCGGGTCTGGTACAGGAGTGTTACTTGATTTTGTTGTTACAAACAATACATATTCAGTAACAGTAGATCCAGCAGACGCAGGCGTAACAGGTTATAGCGTATATGATATAATTGAGGTTGCAGGTAATAACTTAGGTGGTACTGCTCCAAATAATGATGCACAAGTTACTGTAACAAGTGTTGATAGTAATGGATATCCAACAGGAGTAAGTGTAACAGGTAATGGTGCAAACGCGGCCAATAACTTTACCAATGTAACATTTAGTACAAACAATAACGGTATTGGTGCAAACTTAAATGTCGGGACAGACGGTACAACATACACTCCGGTATTTACAGTTACTGGTACAGGGTTTGCCGGCGGAGATACAGTAACAGTAGCAGGTACAGAAGTTGGTGGAGTAAGCCCAGCAAACGATATTACAATTACAATAGATACAGTTGATACAGGCGGTGAAATTTTAACATTTACTACTAGTGGTACAGCAGTTAACAGTCACTCTTACACAGGTATTGCTAATGGAGTTAATTTAGTAGGTTCAGGAGCAGACTTTGACATTGTTATTAACGGACTTACTGAAACTTACGGAGTAACTGTTGGTAATGCAGGTAACAACTATGCACCTAACCAAACTATTACTATTCAAGGTACAAGTTTAGGCGGAGCAACTCCAGATAACGATTTAACACTAACAATTACTGATGTTAATAATGATTCAACATTAACAGCAGGTGGAATTTTAACTGTGAATGCTACAGGTACAGCAGTTAAATCTACAAGCGGATATGCGATTGCAGATAGATTAAAAATTCAAGGTAGTAGTTTCTCAGGAGGCGCTGACGGAACAAACGATGCAATTATTGAAATTACGGCTGTTGACGGCGGTGGTGGTATTACTAACTATGCAACAACTGGTACAGCACCAGATGGAATAGAAACCTATACAGCAGTTACAGGTACACCTAGTGCAAGTGGTACAAGTGCTACATTTGATGTAACTAGAACAGGAACTACATATACAGCAGTTGTAAACAATGCAGGTGCAAACTTTGTAACAAATGAAACTGTTGTAATTTTAGGTACAGACTTAGGCGGTGCTACTCCTGCTAACGATTGTACAATTACTGTAGACAGTGTTGATGGTAGTGGTACAATTTTAACACTTACTCCTTCAGGTACTGCGGCAAACGTAGGCGCACTTGCTGGACAATCAGCAGGCAGTATTGTAGGTAATGGTGCAACATTTAACGTTGCTCTTGCAGGAGGTGTATATACAACTACCCTTGCACAACCAGGACAAGAATATTATACAGGACAAAAATTTATAGTTGAAGGTAACTTGCTTGCAGGTGCTACACCTACAAACGATTTGACATTAACCATTACCGGCGTTAATGGCACAGGCGGTATTACAACAATAGGATCTGCTGGTACAGCAAGTACTGATGTTGCTAGTTTTGCAAATGTTACAGCAAATACAGCAAGTGCAACAGGTAATGGATTTAGTTTAGATGTTTTAAGAGATGGTACTGCGGCAGATAGTAGTTTAGGTACATATACATTTTCTCTTAATGCAGGCGGCGGAAATTATAACGTAAGTGATAAAGTTAAAATTGGCGGCGAAAATTTAGGTGGTACAAGTGTACATGATGTAAACATAGTTATAGATTCTGTTGATAGTGCTGGTGCAGTATTAACCTTTACAGCAACTGGTGATGCTTTTGCAGGAACTAGTTTTGATTTATATAGCACAGTTACAATTGATACTCCTACTACTGCAATTCTTCCAACTACTTTAGATATTAGTTTTAGTGCATTGGCTACTTTAAGAATTAACTTTGACACTGCACATGGTTTAGTACCAGGGGATACATTTATTACTACAGTTGATTCAGACGATGGAAGTAATAATCATGACTTAGCGGCAGGATCATTTATTGCAACAACTATACCAAGTGCAACATCTCTAACATTTACTGCTAGAGCGGCAGGTGCTATTGATGCTAACAGTGATAATATTAACGGTACAGTTTATCCAAGACCAGATTCGTTCTTTATACACAGACCATTTGATGGTGGTGTACAATTAGGAACAGGTGGTCCACAACACGGTGCTCAAGCAATACGTCAAAGTAAAAAATATATTAGATACCAGTCAGGTAAAGGTATTATGTACACAACTGGTGCATTGTTTGCTCCAAGTTATGACTTACGTACATGTACAGCAGATGGTGTAGAAACAGGATCAACAATTACTGTAACATGTGATGATAACGATCATGGTTTACAAATTGGTTCAAAGATTAAACTAATTGGTATTGAAACTGTTGGTTATAATGGTACATATACAGTTAATGATGTTATTGACGAACGTACATTTGAAGTAATTAACACACTTAACAGACTAGGCAGTACGTCAGCAGTATTAAGTTTTGGTGCTCAAATGTCAACATTCCAGTGGCACGGTGCAACAGTGCGTTCAGGTGTATTTGATGATCAAAACGGAATTTATTGGGAATATGATGGTACAAACTTATTATGCTGTCAGCGTACTTCGACTAAACAAATTTCAGGTACAGCGGCAATTACTCCAGATACAAATACTGTAACTGGAACAAATACAAGATTTAGAGATCAACTTAAAGCAGGTGATAGAATTGTTATACGTGGAATGACTCATGTTATTAGCGGAATTGCAACTCAAACATCAATGACAGTTACACCAGACTATCGTGGAGTAAATGCGGCAGTTGGAACAAAAGTGTGTTTAGTATCAGATAAGAAAGTTAGACAAACTGATTGGAACTTAGATAGGTTAGACGGAACAGGTCCAAGTGGATACGATTTTGATCCTGCTAAAATGCAGATGATTGGAATTGAATATTCATGGTATGGTGCTGGTTTTATTGACTTTATGGTACGTGGTGCCGACGGTAACTTTGTATATGCTCACAGAATTAGAAACTCAAACATTAATACTGAAGCATATATGCGTTCAGGTAACTTGCCTGTGCGTTATGAGATTACTAACGAAGGACAAAACGGTAAACTAGCAAGTGATATTGATGCAACTCAAGCAAGCATACCGTTAACAGACGTTGGTTTCTTTCCAGACTCAGGTACAGTATATATTGACAACGAACTTATTAGTTTCACAGGTACAGATACAGCAACTAATTCACTTACAGGTTGTACAAGAGCCGCAACACTTACAAACTTCCAAGCAGGTGCGGCACGTAGTTATACAGCAGGAACAGGTGCGTCACACGATGCTAGAACAGGTGTAATTTTAATCAGTAATACATGTACACCACTTATATCACACTGGGGTAGTGCGTTTATTACAGATGGCGGCTTTGATGAAGACCGTGGTTATATTTTCTCTTACACAGAACAAGCACTAACAGTTACAAATGTTAGACAAACAGCATTTATGATTAGACTAGCACCAAGTGTTAGTAATGCTATTATTGGTGATTTAGGAGATAGAGAACTTCTAAACAGAGCGCAGTTGCTACTAAGTTCGCTAGAAGTTACATCAGAAGCAAACGCATCAGGTACTATTGTTATTGAAGGTATTTTAAATCCACAAAACTATCCTACTAACCCAGCATTGATTAGTTGGACTGGACTAAGTGGACTTGCACAAGGTGGACAACCAAGTTTTGCACAGATTGCATCAGGTGGTGGTATTACATGGTCAACTGGTGCTACAACAACCACAACAAATATTACTGCACAAGCAGGAGTTAATGCTATACTTGATTCAGGACAATATAGATCAAGAAACGGTAGTAGATATTTGTATGTAAGTGGTACTGATTACAGAGCAACATTTGGAACAGATAGTTTAAACCCAGTATTAGGTAAAGCAATTAGTGGAAGCAATATAAGATCAAACACAAGAGTTGATGGTGGATTTATATCTGCTACTTCTAATTATGGTTACTTGTTTTTATCACAAACACTAAGCGGAAACATTAACCAAAATACTTCAAATGCAA